CGAAAAATGAAAAAGAAATGATTCTTGCGTTGACAGATTCATTTCTGTACGATATTCGGTAATAGCTTACGGGCAGCTCTAAACCCGGCGAACACGGAACCATCCGGCAAAATGGCAGTTCATGGCACTCAAACCATGCGACCACGTTCACAACGGCAACAGTGAGATAGGCAATGACTGATGAGGTAGTTTTAGATCGGGAAGTAGGATCTGAACCTGTCGCCGCTCCTGTTGAACCGGAAGCTGCGCCAGAAAAGATGCTACCAGCCTCTCGCGTTGAGGAACTGGTGAAAAAGGCCAAACTCAAAGGGAGAGACAGCTTGCAAGAAGAACTCGATGCGTTAAAGGCTGAAAATGCCTCGCTGAAACAGGCTTCGATGGGCGGCATGGCCGTACCAGTTGATCACGAAAAGATAGCCCAACAGGTTATCGATCGTCTGAGACAGGAAGCGCAAGCGTCAAGCGAAGCAAGGGCAGCCGAAGAACTGCAACGAGAGGCGAAAGGGGTCGTTGACAACTATCATCAGAAAATGAAGGCTGGCAAAGATTCATTTGAAGATTTTGATACTGTCATGGGAGACTTTCGCCCAGAAGCATTCCCGAATCTTGTTTGGTTGGCGAATCAGGTCGATAACACGCCTGCGGTTATGTACGAACTGATGCAGAACCCTACAAAGCTGGCAACAGTGACGGTTCTCGCAGAACGTGATCCAGAAGCCGCAAAGAACATGATGGGGCGTATTAGCGCATCGATTAAGGCCAACGAACAGGCTAAAGCACAGGAGAAGGAAGTCGCTCCCCCTCTAGGTCGTTTGTCATCTTCCCCAACGGGGGGGCAAGATAACGGCCAACTGACCATGAAAGATATGAAACGCATGTTCAAGGGTTAGTTCCGCGCCGTGTCTTGCTCCCAAGTCAAACTGAACTTGGAGAAACGACATGGCGCTGCCAAACAATATTGTACAGAATGTACAAACTTACAACAAAGCTGATCTTGCATATCTTCAGAATTCCAACTGCTTCATCGCTAACGCAAACAAAAAATACCGCGACTTCCAGAAAGCGAACCCGGCCAACTTAGGCGATACCATCACCTTTGATAAGCCAGCCCGCTTTGTGGCAAACGATGGTCTGATTGTAAACTTTCAGGGCGTAGAACAGCGCGTTCAGTCCCTGACCGTGGACAAGGCAAAGAACATCGGTATTGATATTTCCGCTCAACAGTTGATCTTCAACTTGGAAGATTACATGGAGCGTTTCGGTAAATCTGCGATTCTGGAATTGGGCGCAGTGGTTGAAGCCGATATTGCTGGTCTGTGTGAAACTTCCCCATACCGCTTCTATGGTAACGGCATTACCCCGATTGCTTCCTTTAACCAGCTTGGCCAGATGCTTGCATTCTTCCGCAACTTTGGCGCTGCAAGGGACATGACCAAGGCATTTCTTTCTGACGTTGCGATTCCTGACATCGTTGGTTCCGGCCTGAATCAGTTCGTACCTGCTGGCAATGAGGAACTGCGTAACAGTTGGGAACTTGGATCCTTCAGCAAGTGCGAATGGTTCGAGTCCAACCTGCTTCCAGTTCACATTGCAGGCACCGAAGGTCAGGATGGTTCCACACTGACTGTCGTTAGCGTGACCCAGAACTCTGATGGTGGCGTTACCTCTATCACCTTCAGCGGCACCCACTCGGCAACTGACGCAAACTCTGTCAAGGCTTACGACAGATTCCAGTTCCAAGACAACGTGTCTGGCCAGCCTAACCTGCGCTTCCGTACCTTTGAAGGTCACTTCCCGTCAGCTTCACCAGTGCAGTTCAAAGCCACTGCTGATGCTGCTGCGAGCGGCTCTGCTGTTACCGTCACCATTGATCCAGTGTTGCAGGCTGCTTCTGGCAAAAACCAGAACATCACTCAGCAGATCGTGGCTGGTATGCAGGTCAAGGTACTGCCTTCTCACCGAGTCGGTATGGTTCAGTCCGGTAACCAGTTCTACGCAGCCATTCCTCCGCTGCCTGACTGCGATCCGTTCATGACCGCCGTTGAAACCGACATGGAAACAGGTTGCAGCCTGCGTATGTACACCGGCGCACAGTTCGGGCAGAACCTGTATGGAACAGTGCATGACATTATCTGGGGCAAGACTCAGGTTTCTGATAACGCCATGGCGATCATCTTCCCCTTATAATTAGGAGATCAATCTAATGTCACAAGTGAATATTCCAGTCGTAAACCTCGGTGATTTGTATGCCCAGGGCATGGAACTTGCCGTAGCCAGTGATACCACGCTGACTATGGCATCAGGACAGGCTCGCGATTCAAGCAATGTAAATGACATCGTGCTGTCTGCCAGTGTCACCATTAACGCTGCAACAAATGGCATCAATGGTCTTGATACTGGGGTTCTTGTTTTAAGTGCCCTGTATGCAATTTATGCAGTCGGTGATTCCAGCGGTAACAATGCAAATGGCGCAGTGATTTCTGCCAATGCCTCACAGCCTTTATTGCCTGTTGGATATGATATGTATCGGCGCATAGGTTGGGTAAGAACTGATGCGTCAGTTCATTTCCTCAAAGGCTATTGGAGTGGCAGCCGCAATCAAAGGCTGTTTGTGTACGATGTTCCGATTGCAACGGCAGTCACTGCTGGTGCTTCTGCGACTTATGCAGCGGTTACGTTGACCACATTTGTTCCAGCCTTCAATAACGTGGCTGTGTTGATCGAATCCAACTGGACTGCTAATGCTGCCGCTGACACTCTGGCATATCAGCCGTTTAACGGGGTTGGCGATCAGGTCAAGTACATTGCTCCAGTGGCTGGTGCGACTGCCCATACCATCGTAAGAGACTACGTTCAGGCACAGCTTGATTCAGGTGCCCCGAAAATCAATTACAAGGTATCCGCAGCAGCAGTGGCAATCAACGTGGCTGGCTATCAGTATTCGATCTAAAGTCGAAAGGGGATAGGCCATGGCTTTCTTGACAAGCAATTTGATCACTGACGCTTATTACCTCAGTACGATTGTAAGTCGGGATTTTGAGACGGTAACCGGCGCTCAAACAAGCGATGGCCTACGGATGCTAAATCAGCTTATTGCTGATCGAACCATCGATAACAGCACCATTCCCTATACTGACAAGCTGTCAATGAATGCCGTCAATGGTCAATCAGAGTATTTCATCGAAAATCTGGTTGACCTTGAGGTATTTGTTTTCTACATAAACGGGCTGCGATTCCAGACCGTCAACCAGCAACGAAAGGAATTCTTTGGTTCCTTCCGGCAAGTTGATATCAACAGTCTGCCATTTAACTGGCATGTGGAACGACTGCTTAACGGTGCGAAGCTCTATCTCTATTTTGTTCCAGATCAGAATTTCCCACTGGAATTGTGGGGCAAATTCAGATTGATATCGGTCACGCTTTTTCAAGACCTGTCACTCACACTTGATACATTTTATACAAACTTTCTGACATATCTTTTGGCGGAAAGGCTCTGCCAGTTCAATTCATTCAAGGTTCCGGCAGACATAGCAATGCAGCTTAAAAAATATTACAAGTGGATTTCCAACAGCACCAACGTGATGGATTTGCGTACCCAGAAATTCAGTTCATTGAGTGGTGGGGGAACCATCAACTATGCAATAGCCAATCTGAGTGGCGGCTGGTTGCCTTCGAGCAGGTAAGGAAACCAGATGCCCCAGACGCCATTAACTGACAGCACACAAGAGATCCCCATACGAATAGTTGGAAGCTCGGTTTTCGGGCGCTATCCAACGATCTCGGTCGAACGTACATACAACATGTTCATTACTTCTTCTGGAGATGGTGAAGAAGAATGGCTTGTTGATTTCCCCGGCTATGCTGCTGTCCTATCTTTGATTGATGGCAGTACAGAAGGACGAGGAATATTCCGTTCGGTTCGAGGTGGCTTCCTTCTCGCTGTTGCAGGATCGAATGTCTACAGGATAGATCAGTTCGCAGCGAGTGCTGAATTGCTCGGTTCAATAGGGACATCTACAGGAGAAGTTTTCTTCGATGAAAATCTTTCTTCTCAGATAGCCTTTGTTGATGGGTCAATTGCTTACATTTACAACTATCTCGCAGCGCCTCATGCCATAGCACCAGCGGTCTATGACAGCCATTCCTCAGATTTTACGCCAAATTACATTACCTATCAGAATACATATTTCATTTTTGGAAATGCTCTGACCACCAATGATGGTTCCAAATGGGTGATATATCAGGCTGACACTGGTTCAGGTGATTATAATCTAGCATGGGTTCAAACCCTTGCGATCCAGACAAAGCCTGACTTCGCCAAGGCAGTTCTGAGAATTCCGGGTGCTGGTAATAACGTCCTTGTGCTTGGAACCACAGTCGGGGAAATATGGAATAACATTGGCGGTCTTGCCGTCTATCAGCGCAACTCATCCCTCAACATAGACTTTGGCGTGGCGTCAGTTGGCACTCTGGCTGCGAATGAGGATGTTGTCGCATGGCTTGGAGTGAATGAGAAATCAACCGCTTCACTTATGGCATACCGTGGAGGTTCTGCAACCAGAATCTCAACTGATGGACTTGACCATCTTCTGGCAACTGTAAAAACTCCTACCAATTCCACGGCCTTTCTTTTTAGACAGGATGGCCATAATTTCTATGTCCTGAGTTTTCTTGATCCGAAAGATAACTTTTCCATCATGTATGACTTCACGACAAATAAAATATATGACGTGACGGATTGGGATTTCTCAACCTTCCCTGCCAGACAGATTGTTTTATTCAATAACAAAACGTATTTCATCAGCTATAAAGATGGAAAGATTTACGAATTAAGCACTGACTTGACCACATACGATCTATTCCCAAACTCCACTGAAGAAACAGTGAATGTGGTTTATGAGATCCCCCGTGTCAGACTGACAAATACCTATCGATTGCCGCGACCAGAAAAATACCTGATCAATCTGTTTACCTTTGTGATTGAAAGCGGCACCACGGCGAATGCCTATAATGTTCCGGTCTGCTTTGGCTACATCATAGAAGAACACAGCGATTCTATTATCTACACGGAAGATGATCTCCCCATTCTGGTTGAGGGCGGCTATTGCATAACCAACAAGCCAAGGGTAGATCTGACGATTTCTAAGAATGGCGGCATAACATTCAGTAACGTAGTCAGCTATGAATTGAAAGCGACAGGCGATTTCCAGAATCAGCCGCGCTTCTTCAATCTGGGATATGCTCAACAGATCACCTATCAGTTAAGATTCTGGGGATCTGGGCGCTTTGTTGTGAAGAATGGAACCATGGAAATAGGAAATTAACATGAACTTCCCTACATTCACGCATGTTCGATTCGTGAAGAATGATGGTTTCTTGACTGAAGAAATGCAGGACTATAATGATCTGTTGAATCAGGCATTGATAAACGGTCTGAGTGATAGCGGGTGGACAGTTGCACCAATTACTGCGGCCAATCTTGTTCTCATTGCCCCGCATATGCCTAACGGCACAATATGGTATGACACTACCAATAGGGTGTGGGTAGGAAGAGAAGATGACGGGGCAGGCGGCTATACGTTAGTGAAATTCACAACGTCCGCTTATCCATAACGATTTCGAGGAGTTTTGCCATGTCACTATGGAATGATTACAAGAGCAGTCCATTCAGCATTCCGGGGTTTTTTAAAACCTTCAGTGAGGCTGATCCGTCCAAAGACGCAAACCGTTATCTGGGCCAGATTCCCGGCGTTGGGCACAATGCCTATGATCCGTTCATCAACCAAGGGCGTGAAGCCGGAAACAAACTTGGTGGCGAATACGGCAAAATGCTTGATCCCACAGCCTTCATGGATGAGATCATGGGGCATTACAAAGAATCTCAAGGTGCTACCTATGAGAAGGACAAGCTCGGTCGTGGAATCGGTAACACCGCTGCCGCAGGAGGCTTTGCTGGTACACCAGAACATCAACGCGAATATGGCGAGATGGCTGGTAACATCATGTCCAAGGATATGCAACAATACCTTCAGAATGCCTTGCAGATTCATGGTAAAGGCGTAGAGGGTGAGCAGGATTTCTACAACAAGGGATATGGCGCGTCAGGTTCACTTGCCGATCTTCTTGGCGGCAATCTTGCCTCTCAGGGGTCAATGGCATTCCAGCAAGGCCAGCAACATAACCAAAACCGAACGGCTCTTATGAGCGCCATTGCCAAAGCACTGGCTCAATATGCTGGCGGTGGAGCGGGGGGAGGGGCGGCATAATGGCGATTAACTTTCCGAACTATCTTGCGGCACCGCTTTATAAGCCGGATTACTCAGGCATATCTGATGCTGTAGAAAATTTCTACAAAGGTAAGGCAATGCCCAAGGATGATCTGATCAAACAGATTCAGGCGCAGTTTGCCCGTCCAAATGCAGAAGCAGCCCTTGCTGGCACAAAACTTGGCAATGAAAAAAGCCGACTCGAAATCAACAAGCTGAGAAGGGAAATGCAGCAACAAGCAGCTCTCGAAGCCCAGATTACTGCCGCGCTGCGTGGTGGAGCAATGCCGGAAGGTCAAGGTATGGGTCAGCCGCAGGGAATCCCTGCCGGTCAGCAGATGCCGCCTGCTGCCATGCCTGAAGGTCAAGGTCAGGGTGCCCCAATGCAACCCAACCCTAACGATATGACCTTCCAAGGGGGCCAGCAGGCTGATGTGGGTGGACTTCATCCAGCAATAGCCCAGATCCTTCAGCAGATGAAACAGCAGCCTCAAGGCCAGCAGCAAATGCCGGGGCAGCAGCAACCAATGGCGCAGGAAGGCGGCGCTCCAATCGCTCCAGCCGCCGCGCCAGTCGCTCCAGAAGCTGAAAAACCCAATCCCTTGCAGATCATCACACAGGGCGAGCCACGACTTGCCTCAATCGATGCCCTTTATGACCAGAATCCTATGTCTCGGGCTTTGCTTGAGAAGAAAGGGTTCAAGAAAGCCCAGAAGATTGAGTTTGACAAAAAGACAGGTCAGACAAGGATCATGACCACTTATCCAAGTGGAAAGGTCACATTGCAAATGGTCGGTAACGCCGCCGCAGGACAAGACGGTATTCCTTTGACAAATGCTGGCGTTACCCGACACCAGAAGATTATTTCATCCGTTGATAGTGCGCTTCCGATAATTGATAAAATTTTGGATTTGAAAGGATTTTCGGCATACCCTCTTTCTTCACTTGGCATTCCATCTGTGTTTGGAAATAAGCAGGCCAAATATAATGGACTTGTATCTGGTGGTTTGGATTCTGTGTTTGGAGCATTTGGATTGCCAGCTACAAATGAAGGATTGAAAACAGCAAGAGAGCAGTTAGAAATACGTCATTGGGAAACTCCAGCCGCATATAGAAAAAGACTTAGAGAATTGAAGGAAGATTTACTATCGAGAAAATCATATTCAGAGAAAGAAGTAAAAAGAACAAATAAAATTGCGCCCATAGGAAGATCAGGTTCTGATGAACAATCGTATTCATCCAATTATTGGGAAGCAGCACAATGAATGACGACAACATGATTACCATTAGGAATAAAAGAACTGGTGAAGTAAAAACAGTTCCTCGTTCTCAATTTGTCGAAGAAGAACCTTCGACAGGTATTTCTGGCGTTGGCAATGATGTTATGTCGTCTTTACAATCTGCTCCTGATGCTTTTGTAAACATGCTTAAATCCATCCCCGGTGGTGCTAAAAATGTTTACAATTATGCCAAGAGCAACAATCCTCTCGAAACATTGGGAAATCTTGGCGCTGGCGGTGTTGAATCTGCTGCTGGTTTATTAAGCTCACCCAAAATATTAGCCCGATACCTTGCTGAAAAATTCCCACGATATGGAGAGCTATTAGAAAAGGGAAGATCCATGCGTGGGGAAGGCAGTCTTAAAGAACCCACGCTTCGTGAATCTTTGATGAACTTTGAAAAAAATCATGGGATGGGTGCGCAAAGCCCAGAGGAAGCCAGTGTTAGAAACCTGGGCGGATTACTATTCGGAGGTAAGGGGCTTTCAAAACTTCCTAATATGGGATCCCGTGTTGCAGCACTTGCAGCCCAACAGGGTGGAGAAGGTGGAGATCCTCTGCACGCCGCTATCCTTGGAATGTTGGGAGAAATGACAGGTCGTGGCATTAGAAAAACTCCCGGTGCTGTTTTAAGTGCAGCAAAGGCCGTTCCTGAAGTAACACAAAATATCCCGAAACATGCTGCTAATGCGGGCGCTTTTGCTTTACAGGGAACTGCGGATGCTCTTTCTTCAATACCCGGTGTTGGAAAAGTAATCGCTCCAATCGTACAGCCAGCTTTGGGAATTGCAGGAGCAAAACTTAAATATGCCGCTACTACACCTGAACAAATGGCTAAAGATAATTTATTTGGTGATATTACAAAAGAAGATTTGCCAGAGATGCAAGAACGAGATGCAGCGTTAAAACGCATGGGTGTCAGTTATGGAACCCCTTCGGAGTTAATGAATGATGCTTACGAATCCGCAAAGCAGGCCGATGTTGGACGAACAAAAAAAGGAATGAAAGAACTATATAAAGCTGGTGAAAATCGCGAAGGCACAGAAGAAGGCGCTATCAATGGGCTTTTCGACATGATCCATACGGATAAACTTGAACCTGCAAAAAAAGCTGCTTATGAAACCAGCATGGCAGAAAAAGTGCCGGATGAATTTATAGAAAAATACAAAGATAAACCTGTCGTTGAAAAAGCCATGAAAGCTATTAAAACGAATTCTGCTTACAAGCAATTATTACATGATGAATATGGGAAAGATTGGGATAAGGCGACCCCAAATAGTTTCATGTATTGGGACATGATTAAACGTGTACTAGATGATTTTGAACAAAAATCAAAAAGAAAAGGTGGTGGCACAGAGCAATCTGTATATGCAAGAGTACGCCGATCAATGATTGGTGAAATGGATGAAATCCAACCTGAATATAAAAACGCTAGAAAAATAGCAGAAAGAGGATTTACTCGAAAAAAACTCGAATCTGTTTTTGATAAGAAAGATAAAACTTTTAATAATTTTGATTCTTTCCTAAAGAGCAAAGAAAATTTTGATGACATAATGGATAAATTATCAGATTTTCCAGAAGCTCAACAAAGGCTTAAAGATATTAAAATGTTCTCAGGTAAAATGATTCCAAATAATCCTACGATTAGAGCTAATGCAGCATTAAAGCGCACTGGAATGTCAGACGCCAGAAATCCAGTAGAAGCATATAGAAGAAAAATGGAACAGAAGTATGGGGAAAATCATGATGTGGCTGCGGTAAAACAAATGACACATCCAGATCTTATGAAACATATTCGCGATTATCTTGAAGAAAAAGGAAAACTTTAATGGCTATTGATCTGTTATATGTGCCGTTATTTACCATCGAGGAAGTTATCCTTGATAAAGATACTGGCTTGCCCCTTGCTGGCGGTGTGGTCAGTTTTTTTCGGGATTCACAGAGAGCCACGCCGAAATCTGTCTTTCAGATCGCAGGCACCAGTCCAAATTACACTTTTACAGACGTTGGCAGTGTTCTGACGCTTGGAATATCTGGAACCTTTGTCGATGGAAGCGGCGATCCTTTTGTGCCCTATGCTTACCCATACGATGCTGACGGGAATGTGGATCTCTACTATGTCACGGTCGAAAGTGCAGGTGGTGTTGATCAGTTCACCCGTGAAGCTGTGCCCTATCTGGCTGGCACCAGCATTCCATCGAATCAGCGCAGCAGCACAGAAAATGAACTCTCAAATCCTCAGTTCGTTGAAGTGCTTTTCCCGACTTCTGGATCAACCATTCTGAATGTGAGCGGATCAAATACTGTCACGCCAATAGCTCCAGATTGGGATATCGTCAGTTCTGGTACTGGAACGCTAACGCTTCAAAGACTTGAGCCAACAGCCTCTGCGATACCCACAAACCCCGCCTACGCACTGAGTATCGCAGCATCGGCTGGCCTTGGTTCTGAAGTAGTCCTGCGTCAACGCCTCTCCAATACGCCGAGCATCATGCGTGGAGGCTTTGCCAGTGGGACGTTGACGGCAGCCGTGCTGTCGGGTGGTGGCTCGAATATCAGCATGACCTATGCGCCATCCACTGGAACATCAACGGCAGTCATACCAAGCACCAGCATTGTTGCCGATGGTTCATATCATGTCATCGCAAACAATGCTGCTATACCGCAGCAAGTGAATGATCCTGCCTCAACTGGCTACATTGACATAAACATCACAATCCCGACCTCGCGCACGATTGCTATTTCAAGCATTCAGCTTGTAGGAACTGAAGTTTCAGTTGATATTCCATACGATGAACAGACAGTAGCAAGACAGAAAGATCACCTTTTTCATTATTATGAGGATGGCTTGATATTCAAGCCAGTTCCCAGTTATCTGGTTGGATGGGATTTCCCGTTAAATCCAGCCCAGATATTCGGGAACGGCGGAACAGTTGCAGCACAAGCAGTTGGCGCAAATAAATCATATTACGCATGGGATCAGTCTATTGTTTTTCAGACGGCAGATAGTGGAATAACAACCACCAGAAATACCAACGAGTATGGAATATGTTTTACTCCAACGGTTAATGGTCAAGTTGCGCTTATTCAATATTTGGATGGCTATCAGGTCGGTAATATTTTAAGGGAACAAATTTCTGTAAATGTAAAAGCAAACTGTGCGCTTGGAACTACTTTAAAATGTACTGTTTCCTTGTGGTATACAAAGGGCAGTGCATTACCGAACATTGCTGCGGGAACAAATAATTCTATCGTTGCGACTCTTGATGCAAATGGTAAACCTGCCACAACTAATGCCCCAACAGCAGGAACGTGGATTGAGGTTCCAAAGACAAGCGCACAAGATGCTGTATTTACTTTAGGGCCAGATGTCATTGATTACGGATTTAATATATGGAATCTTGATAATCTTACAGAAGCCAGAGATGCCACTTTCTTTGCAATTGTTATTGGAACCGCAAGCATGGATTCTGGCACCCCTCCTTCCCCTCAATTTATATCTGTTGGGATGTGTTCTGGATCTATTCCAACCATTCCAGCACCTCAAGCGCCTGATGAGATTCTTCGTGAATGTCAGTATTATTACGAAAAAAGTTATGCGACAGATACGGTTGCAGGAAGTGCCACTCAGATAGGCGTAAATCAGGCAATTACTACCCCTCCTGTAAGTGTTGGGGGCGGTGCTGAACAGATGCACGTTTCATCCTTTTATCTAAGATACAAACAGACGAAAAGAACTTCTGGCGCACTTGTTCTTTATTCACCGGGCGATGCCGCTGCCTCGCTTTTCTCAGGAGGAACTGCGGTGGTGTCACCCGCATCTGGACAGGTTCTATGCGGGTTAAACCAAAACGGTGGTTACATTCAACCTGCTGTTTCGGGAACCAATCCTAGAAATGTTGTATCGACAAGTTGGTCTGGATCTGGCAATGCTTCTGTAGATGGCGTTTATCTAGTATGCCAGATTACATCGACAAGTGTTTTCCAGACACAGAATGCTGTTTCGTTAGCTGGCGATGAAGGTTTCATGCGTTTTCACTACACCGTAGATTCAAGACTGGGGATAAACTAATGACTACAAATTACAGAACGTTTCAGGAAGTAAAAGGAAGCAATGATTTTGGTCAGCAGTATTCTGACCAGATCTGGAATGCAACTTTGGCAGCCGCTACCAATACAACAGTGACTGTGCCCGGCGGTGGGGTAATGGGAGGCATGACTTCTTATTCTGGAAGCACAGACAAAAATAAAGTTTTGGCTGTGATAAGAACGACTGGTGATGTTTGGGTTGCAGTAAACCAGACAGCAGCGGTTCCGGCTGGAACCTCTTTCGCATCTGCAACTTCAGAATTGGTTACAAATACATTGGATAAAGCATATTTTGTCAATGTCGGAGATGTTATAAATTTCTTCGCAAAGGCAGCGACCACTCCTAGTGTCAGCGTAGCATTCTACGCATTGCCCGGTTAAAGATAAGGAATTTTTCAATGGCTGTCATTGATTCAAAATTTAGTTTGTTCGATAACGGCGGAGATCTTATCCCCGGTGATATTGTTGTCGGCCTTCGTGGTGGCATCAATACTAAATTCAATAACACTGGCGGCGTTGGGACATTCCTGCCATTGCTTGGTGGCACCATGCTTGGTGCTATCGATATGGGTGGATTCAAGATAACAAATCTTGCCACTCCTACTGATCCGGCTGATGCTGTAACCAAAACCTATGCAGATTCCACATTTGCACATTTAGGTGCTAATACCGATATTACTTCCCTTGGTGGGCTGACAGGAATAATAAGCCAGCCCACATTTATTCAAAGCTCAACTGGCCTTCCCGTGTTGGCTTTTGGATATGCAGGTGGTGCAACAGATTATCTTGGAATTGGAAATGGAACAGCTAACGGTGCAATTCTTCGTGTTCTAAGCTCAAACACTAATGCTTCATTCTCGGTTCTTTCAAAAGGATCTGGTGGCGTTTTCATTGGTTCTGAAACCGTTACGACTGCTCCATTGGTCATTCAAAGCAATGGTCATACTTTTACATTCTCTGTGCCTACATGGACAGGAAATAGAACCCTTACTTTCCCAGATGCTAATGTGACACTTGTCAGCGGAACCATGCTCACAAATGCACTAACTTCAGCTCATATTTTTGTTGGAAACGTGAGCAATGTTGCTACTGATGTGGCCATGTCTGGTGACGCGACTCTTGCCAATACGGGTGCGATAACAGTCGCCAGTATTGGTGGAAAAGCTGTCAGTCTTGGTGGCTCATTCACCATGTCAGGTGCTTTTACATTTACAGGCACAATCACAGGAAATACCGGTGTCACATTTCCAACAAGTGGTACGCTCGCCACCACTACAGGATCACTTGCTTCTATAACTGCGGACTCTGGTTCAGCTACAGTAAGCGGTGGAACAATAACCCTCACAGGTGCCTCGACAGGATTAACAACTTCTGGATCTGGTTCAACAGTAAGTCTGGCGGGTCTTTTAAATGCAACGTTCGGCGGGACAGGCGTTAGCGTACCCACAGCCCATGGAATCATGGTAGCTGAAGGCGCAAGCGCAATGACTCCAATTGTGCTTTCATCTGGGCAGATTCTCATTGGATCGACTGGCGCTGATCCGGTAGCAGCCGCGATAAATTCTGGTACAGGAATTCTTGTTGCCAATGGTGCAGGTTCTATAACTGTCAATCTGGCAGCTATCGCAAGCCATGATATTTTGTCCAACATAACAGGTGGAAGTGCAGCTCCAATTGCAAATACGCTGACAGCAACTATTGATGCGGCAATCGGTTCTACACAAGGAAATATCCTTTATAGAAATAGTTCTGCATGGGTTGTATTGGCACCCGGATCTTCTGGCCAGCTTCTTGCTACTGGTGGAGCGGCGGCCAATCCTGCATGGACAACAGCAACATTCCCCGGAACAGTTGGAACAACTGGAACGATACTTAGATCTGATGGCACAAATTGGGTGGCGTCAACAGCTACATTTGCCAATACCTACACAGCAAGCAATCTGCTTTATTCAAATGGAAGCAATACAGTCACAGGATTAGCAACAGCAAACAGTTCTGTCCTTGTAACGTCATCTAGTGGCGTACCTTCATTAAGTACAACATTGCCATCCGGTATTGCTGCCACAAACATGGCTTTGACTACACCCACAATAAAGGGTTCTAATGGCTTTAACATAGCAACATTCTCTGACGTTGCATCAGCAACAGATTATTTTACTTTTACGGCTGGTATTGCAAATGCAGCCGCAATGACAATTGTTAGCAGCAATACCAATGCTTCATTCTCATTGATTGGAAAAGGGTCAGGTGGTGTTGCAATCAATCCGGGTGTTACCTCTGCACAGCCATTCGCATTGTATTATGGCAGCTTTAATGTCGGATTTAATGTTGCATCAATCACAAACAACAGAACTCTGACTCTTGCTGATGGTAATACCATTCTTGTTGCCGGAACAATGGCACCGACAGTTTCACCTTCTTTTACTACGCCTAGCCTTGGTGTGGCAACTGCAACCAGCATTAACGGTCTTGCATTTACTTCAACGTCAGCAGCTACTTTAACAATTGGTTCTTCTAAAACTGTTTCATTCGCAAACAATGCAACATTTGCTGATACAGTGAGTCTCGCAAGCACATTGACACTTGCCGGGCCATTTACGACTTCTGGTGTGTTTGCCAGCACGTTCACAATGACTGGAACAACCACTGTCACCTTCCCAACAAGCGGAACACTTGCAACTGTTGGAGGGAATCTGGGAAATGCTACAGCAACATCTTTAACTTTCTCACCAACCACAAATGGCATTGTAGGCACAACAACCAATGACAATGCTCCAACTGGAACTGTTGGGGAATTTGTAAGCTCAGAAGTTGCGCCTAATACTGTCGCACTATCAAACGCTGTGATTGCGAATGTGACCTCTATATCCTTGACTGCGGGTGATTGGGATCTATTTGGTTGCGTATCATTCACTGCTACTGGCGCAGTCGTAGAAACAACGATTATTGCTGGAATAAGTCCAACAAGTGCCGCAGTCGATGGCAATTTCTGTCAAGGTGCTTTGTATCAGTTGGTTCTTTCATTTACGACAGGCGGGAATCAATTGCTCGGTGGCTTGAATCGCCGTATCTCTATCGCCACAACCACCACAATATATCTGATTGCGGATGCTGCCTTCAGTGCTGGAACTTCACTTAAGGCTGGTGGTTTCATAGGAGCCAGAAGGCGTAGGTAAAATTTAACCAGTCAAATACATGATGAGGGCGAAATATAGGCCGCCAACAAGGTCAAGGATGACCGGGCCGAAAGCGTATATAATCAGGGATATCATGAGCAGTTGGAGGGTCGCGAAAATCATTCTCTTGGAGGGCTTGTTCATGGTAGCCTCTGGATGATTCTTGACCTGAACAGTATAATCTAATTTTCACACGATAAGGGTAAAGGCAATGACTAAGGTGTCCAAAAATAACGCTGTAGATACGACTGAAGCCCCTGCTGCCGCTCCTGAAGCACAGGCACCGCAAGCCCCAATTCCTAGCCATGCTGACACTCTTTTGCAACTGTCAGCACAGGCCAGCGCGACCAAGCAATTGGCCGATGAACTGATGAATGCCAATATTGGATTGCGTTCAAATGGTATGGTTGCACAGCATCATCTGAATGCTGCAACCGAACTGAATCAGAAGCTGGAAGCAGAGAAAGCAGTGATGCAGAAAGAAATCGAAGCCCTGAAACTTCAGCTCGCAGAATTCACAAAGCCGACAGAGGCTACACAGGATCAAGAGGCAGCCGCCTAAATAGTATTCAATGGAGGGATTAACAAATGTCACTTTTACAGTTAGTTCGGGTAAGCGTTGGCCAGGTTGGTGTACAGCCGGGTGAAGTAAAAATGCTCGCGAGCGATAACCTTGCCACCATTACAGCGGCGGGTTATCTGAACGGTGCTGGACTACAGTTGCAGGAAGTTAATCTCTCCCCTCTTGATGTTATTGACTGCATGTACAGTTATGACAGCGTTTTGGGAACTGCTTCCTATGTTGTCCTGACTGTTTCGATCAGCAATGGTGTGATCACGCTGGTTGAGGATGTGAGCCAAGGGGACGTGTTGTTGCCAGTGGTTTCCGGTAATTTTGCGGTATTCAATGGCACGACTGGCCAGATCAAAGATGCCGGTTATCTGCCATCCAATGCTGCAAAGACGGTGGTTGTAATGGCAGGTTCTGCGGTGGTAGCCAATCACATGGCTCTGTTTCAGGACACGACTGGAACCGTGGATGACACGGCAGCGACTGCGATCAACAACGGAAGTGTTCAGGCTGGCTTATCGGGAACAGCGGGAACGCTGATATCCTTCCCTTCTACGGCTGCAAGAGGTGCTTTGATCCTCGCTGCTGTGGCAAACGCTGGCAATACCAATACCACAATCAGCAACGCTTCAATGGGTCAGGCTTCGGTTATCAGCATACCGGATCCGGGCGCATCGACTGCAAACTTTCTGCTTGATGCTGGTACGAATGCCGCCGGTACATTCACCGTTGCCAATATCGTCAATCTGAAATATGGCGCAACTCCTGTGGCACAGGTTGACCCGGCTTCCTGTACGATTTCTGCTGTTGCTGGTGCGGCAAATACAGCAACGATTACGGTGCAGTTAAAAGACGGAAGCGGCAGCAACATTGCCCGTATCATTCCATTTAGGGTTTATGCCTCATCTGCTGCTGATGGTCTGACACTTGCCAGCGCAGCTTCGACAGGCTTCTCTGTGGCTTCTGGTGGCTTGAGTCTGCAAAACGGCGCAGCAATCACGACCCAGATTTCTGCCATGTCCAGTGCTTCAGGCGCTTGTGTTCTTAGCTTGCTCGACACTGGGAAGCAGACAAGTTATCTGGTGCTTGTGCTGGCCAATGGTTGCAAGATTTCTGCTCAGTTATCTGCTGGCAGTTACGGCGCGTAATGAGGAAGAAATGAGAAAACGCCTGAACAACTACGGTCAGGCGTTTTGCTTCAATCTGCGAGGCTAACATCCGCAGCTTGCAGTCCTTTCTTGCCTTCTTCTACGTTGAACTCAACGTGATCGCCTTCGTTCAGTGATTTATAGCCGTCCCCGAGAATGGCCTTGAAGTGGACAAAAACATCCCCTTTTCCTTGTCTGGCAATGAAGCCATACCCTTTGCTGGCATTGAACCACTTCACAATTCCTTTCTCTTTCACGGCTGCTTTTCCTTATGGTTAATAAACTGTCACCTTCTGAATATACTGGTTAATGCCTTGAAGCATCCAGAACAACCGTCATCTTTTTGTTGTTCAATGTGGACATTGACATTGGTAACCTGACTGATTCCTTTATGTTCATTCTTTACACGATGAAAGAAACCATTCCTGTCACTGGATGCTTCCGACCTGTGGTAATGAGAGTTACCGTCAGGGGATGAGCTTTTTTCCTCTTTCAACTCATCGCTGTTGCTTTCGACTATGGGTGCGTGGCCCGATTTCATATCACCTCCTTCTGTGAAGGTTTCAATCACACTATGAACTCGATATTTCATCCCTGAGTATCTCCTTTTTGATCACCACCTGTCATGCCTGCACGAATGATTATCTTCCCTGAAAAACCAATACCAGACCAGCCGGATCATGCAGACAGCAAAGAAAGCGAAAATGCAGAAACCAATCAGAATGAAAATCGGGTTCACAGGTCTTTCATAAACGACTGGGGGTGCCATTACCGCGCCACCCGCCATGACTGCCCCGTCAGACGCCATTACAGGCGCTCCCTGAACGATTGGCGCTGGTTGTGCCATAACCACGGGTTGGGCGTAGCCCCCGCCATGATTCGCCATGCTGCCGCCTATATATCCCCCTAAAAGGCCACTCCAAAACCCACCCCCACCGATCCCACTTCCCCCGCCAGTGTGGTTGTGATTGTTAATGACAGTCTGGTGACTGGAGGCGGAATCAGTCCGTACAGATGAACGGGTAACTGAAGGGGCTGGTGCGTATGCAGGAGCATAGCTGCGAGAAGGACTTGCAGAACTGCTGCGGTTGGTGCTTGGACTGTAACCACTTCGGGCACCCGAACTGTAACCACTCCTCGCCGAACCTGAACTATAGCCGCTTGAGGAAGATCGAAAACTGGATGAACTATAGGATGACCGACCACCGGAAAACCCTCCCCGGCTTCCAGACGAATAACCGCCTCGCGCGGCATCGGCCACGCTGGAAAAAATTAGAGCAGAAAGGGTCGCGGCAATCAGGAGTTTACGTATCATTTAAAGCCCTCAAGCTCATCAATCAATTGTCGAATGGCAGCCGCCAGCGTGTCGCCTTCAGCCCAGAAATTTCCATTCTCATCAGGATCAGGATAATAGCGCACTGCCCAAGTAGATTCATTGGGTTCGGTTGGATCAAATTTGATCATTATCCGAGCGCCATCTTTTTCAGCTTTCCTGTGTAATTTAGCCAATATTTCCATGGTGCTTCTCCTTATGTTCGAGGGTAAACCCTTTGTGACTTCCAAGGGTAAACCCTCCTGTGGGTCTGTAAAAAGAAAATTCTCATCAATTCTTGCCGTCATGGAGGTGCTTAACTGGAATGGCACAATCCAACTACAGGAGTAACTATATGTCAGACGACATGCAAGGAAATGGCCATCACCACCACGGTGGAAAAGGCTGCAATTTTAACATCTACTGTTGCAACGATGAAAAGAAACCCGAAGGCAAATGTTGTGAGCCAGAATTTGCAGAAGCCTATTCACAGGTTCCTCAAACTCTGCTGGCTTCACCCGGTGCGAACATGCCAGGTGGTATCGCAGTGCTTGAAAAGAATGTGTTTGCCACAGCAAACATCGATCTTTCACAGGCTGTTTCAAACGGTAAGATCATCGTCAACAAGGCTGGCTGGTACGATGTTGCCACAGGAATCTGCGGCGCGTTGAACCCGATTCAGTCACCCCTCAAGGTCTGGACGCTTTCATTGTTTGTTAATGGCGTGTTGGTTCCAGGATCTACTTTTGCCTGCATGACCATCAGCCCAGAACAGAAATCCAATGAAACTGTCGCAGATGTGTTCGTGCATTTGAATGCTGGTGATTATTTAGAACTTGCAAATACCAGTGATTCACAAATTAACCTCAATGCACCTGTTTTGGGGTCAAATGCACAGCCTAACAGTGCATATATCAAGTTGATATTGCTCAAAGCTGACTAATAAAGAGTGTGCGTGGCGGGGTATTCTTGAGAGAGATGCCCCGTTTTTATTCGCTCATTTTTTCTGCGCGTTCGTATATTTCATCTGAGTGAAAAGGATAGAGGTTGTTTTGTTCTACTGAGACATTCAAATAATTAAGATCATGACCCAATATATTCGCGGCTTGTGGATTCTTCCACCCTCCTTCCCATGACTGTTTGACATTGTGGCTGTGCAAATGCCCATGGATGTTGAGCCAAGCCCGAGTGCCCAAGTTGTCTGGATGAACTGGTATATGCGTTAAGACGCAGTTATGCCAATAGAGTGCGCCAAACACTTTATTAAAATACTTGAGGTAATCGCCGATAGCATAAGTGTCATGGTTTCCCAGAATAAGATTTTTCTTGCCGTTAAGTTTGGCCGCGATTTCAATATTGCGTCTACCAAAGCAGAAATCGCCAAGGTGGTAAACAGTATCACAAGGGCGCACCACGCTATTCCATCGATCGATGAGGCATTCATTCATTTGCTCCACTGAATTGAAGGGACGAGCTTCTTTTTCATACTCCAGAATCTTAGTATGTCCAAAGTGGGTATCGCTTGTGAACCATGTGTTATGCACGTGGTGGCTCCGGCAATGGTGCCCAATGAGTAACGCGATCAAGACAGCAACCTCCCAAGGGAGATCGCCATTTCATCTTTCCATTCTTGAATCTATTGAACCATGCTACATAAAAACATCCATCGAAAACCATATATTTACCGTTAGTTGCAGGAACGGCAAATTTAATATCAATCCAATTGATCACTTGGTTTCTCCATTGTCAATCGCCCATTTGTACTTCTACCAGATCCTTGATCGCGATATTTAGTGATGCAATAGTGCTATTAAGATGATAAATTTCTAATCCAACACCATGTAGTTTATCTGTAAGCATAGCAACGCTGTTTGCAATATTTTCAAGCGATTCTTCATTGTCTGGAATACGTTCTATTTTATCTGAAAGATTCTTTATTTGATGGTAAAGTGTTTCTATTGCATCAGACATTGGATTTCCTCTTATTCAATTGCTCTTTAGTTTTTTGTGTTCATTGTATTTCTTGTTTTCATATGCTGTATAGTCAGCGGCTGCTGATAATGGGTCATCATCTCTTATAACCACTTGGCCATATTTCAATGCGGAATCAACCATAAAAGCCAAGGCATTCCCTTCTGAGGATTCTGTTTCAAAAAGAAAACAGCAAGCCTCTGAAAGATGTTCCAATGCAACACTGATTATTTCCTTATCAGTCATTTCACGACCTTTTTCTTTATCAAACATTTATTTATTCCTCAAAATAATAGACCAGAACAGAGAATGAAGTCCTATCGCGCACCCACATCCCATTGCGAATCGCCATCCGAGTGAATATGCCATCCCAGAGACAAGAGCGATTGCCATGAGATTATCTTTTATTTCTTCACACATTCATTATTTTAGTCCTTGTATCTCTTCAAGATGATAAACCCTATCCGCTAAATTTTTTATTCGTTTCTCGATTATGTCTGGTTCTTGATCTGCTCGCCTATTCCATGCCTCAATAGCTTGTGCTTCGCTATGTGCAAAAAAGTTAGGTTCAGTCCCGCAATATGAACAGCTTATTGTATGATGAGCATGATTAGAATTAGATGCTTTGTAAAAGTTAACAGACGGATTGCAGTTATCTTTCGACCCGCAGAATGGGCATTTTTTTATATGAAAATCAGCCATTTTCAAGCTCCGACTCATTAGAGTTTACGAAACCTATTCCTGATATTATTCTTTTGTATTCATCATCCACTTCTTTTTCCAAAGATTCTGGATCTACACCTTTAGATTTTAATACACGATCAAAAAGAGCTTTTTTTAAGAAAACTTCCATGACTGATATTTCTCTCATCTACACGACTCCCAAACCCAATCTGGATGTTCTTTTGACATTTTCAGCAAATTCACAATATATTCTATAAGACCATCATAACTTCCCCACCCATTTGCAGGATTGAGTGCCTTAAATTTATCTGGCTCCCCGAGCAGTGCAGACAAAGCATAATTCAGTTTTAGGAATGACTCATTGCCCGTCATACCGTCAATCTGTATCATGTTTTCATCTTCAGGATATATTTCATACCACATTTTGTTTAGATTATACGTGCAGTTCACGCTCTCAGTCCGTTCACTGTGCGTACAGGTCGGACACTCAGGAGAAGCCAACCAAAGATCAAGACTCATCGTCATCACCTATATCATAATGATAGTAATCACCGGGCTTGAGATAAACATTCCCTAAAGAGTGTCTTTCGCCTTCAAACTGAAGAATATGGACATGGCCTGTCCATTTATTGGTAAGACCGTCTTTTGGATCCATATTGTCGATTTGAAAGTTATCTCTCGATAACCCACATTTATCTACCATTTCATTATAGCTTTCGATGGTTCCAGTGTATTCAACTTGTCTGACTCTCTTCATTCTCTTTGACCTCTTCAGGTATCCTGCAATCTTCGCCTTCTACTTTCTGGTATTTCATGTCAGTAACTGACATCAATAATTTATTTTCATTTCCTCGAAGAGTTGATTTATAAAAAATATTACGTTTGTCGCAAAACTTTCTAAATTGTTCTCCGCCAACGAATATTCTTTTACCTTCTTTATTCAATGCCATTACTTCCCATAAATGGCTATTGTTTGAGTCAATAACATAAATCTTTATCTGATCTTTTGGGATGAATTCAAATGCTTTTTTTGTTTGTTCGTCATTTAATGTAATTAGATAGGATGGTGGAATTGTGTTTGTGCATCCTCTATAATTTTGTCCAACCAAAAGCATGACAAAATCCATCCAATCTTCAGGAGTTTTATCGAGTAGTGAATCATCAAGAAATAGAGTATCGTCATCCATCTTTACTGTTTTGTTTATCCGTTTAAAAAAATCAGGCAGAAATTCACCTTCAGGAACTTTGAAGTTTATTTCTACGGTTTCAGTATTCATGCGTGTACATCCTTCATCAAACATACATGACCGTCAGTCTGTTTAATTGAGTGTCTCAATAATTGAGCCAGTTCTAGCTTCTCGTCATCATCAAGACCTTCTTCGGCTGCTTTGCGAATAAGAATGTTTTCTCTGAGTGCTGGAGGCAAAGAGGGAATATTAAACCAATGCGTGACTTTAGATGTTTCATTGCCGGTCTGATTGCGCCATGCACTTTTATCTGCATTGAACTTCATCAATAACATGCTGGTTTTACCTCTGACCACAGCAAGATAAGTGCCGCTGGAATGAGGATTTCCGTCAACGCCTACATCAAACCATTCTTTCATTATTCACCCCTTAATTCTTTAAGAATCCCATTTAGTCTGGCATGGGCTTCTTTTGATGTTTTGTAACCTTCACTTCTTATTATTGAACTCTTTGTTGGTTCTCCCATGAAATCTTGTTTTTCAAGAACAGACATGTTTACACAATATTGCGAGGCATATTCCTCGCCTTGATTCATGACCCAAAAAGTAACACTTTGTGAAATTACTATGACTTCCTCGCAGAACTTTATAACCTTCATTGCATGTCTCCAAAAAGGTGGCAGTGAGAGGGAATTGCACCCTCTGTCAGGTAGGGGAACTGATGGCCATCAACGATCATCTGGGGATTTCAGCCCCATCACGCCCCTAAGATAGCCGCCCACGTTGTGAGCCTCCACTGCCATAAAAAGGTGACACCGTGCAGGGATTTCGCCTGCAACCTCCCAAGTTAGCCTGTAGCCACAAAGTGACCCCTTACAGACCCGGCCCCAAACGGGCAAACATACTGAGACTCTTCGATCTGCCACTAAAGGCAGTCTTTTTGAGCTTCCGGTGTCGTAAACTTAAATCATAACATCAGCAAGGAATTTCTTCATGGCCGCATTCATGGTCTTTTTAAACTCAGCCATTGCAGTTTTAATGGCTTTCTTCTTTGCTGCATTTTCAGAGCGAAGGGCTTCTGCTGAAACTTCCTTCACTGCTTTTCGTGCTGCTTTGCGTGTCACTTTGCGTGCTTTCTTTACCATTTGCTACTTTCTCCCTTGCTACGTTTTGAATGTATCGCCCTGATTCCCCTGTCGTTATGTCTGACGGAAAGAACCTGAAAAGCGACTTTATTTTGCCCGGTGAAAAATTGTCTATTTCCTGTTTCAATTCACTTGTTAGTTTCATGGCTAAAATTTACTAGCCAGCCAGCGTGTAATCGGATCAATACCCATTCCAATAACCATACAAACATTAGCAATCATCTGAACCTTCCAATCAAAATAATGTAGAACTGTCCAAGAAACCAAAAATATAACCAATGTCTGATATGCAGTCTTTCTCAAGTCCATCAGAACAAAGCCTTTCTTTGTATGCCTGATGAAACATGGATAACAAATCTCCCTTATCCCGACAATGAATTCATCCTGACAACATCCGCATCTGATCTTCATTGTCAAAGTTTTATCAAAATCTTCAGGAGTCATTCATCACCTGACTGTGATTGTTCCGTGACCTTCGTTGTCGGTGGAGTTACCATCCATTTCAACGTGTGTGGTGGCTACAGAGGGCGAATCTCCCGGCCTCTCTCCCCTTACCCATATTTCAAGGAAACGAGTCACACAGAAAGCCTGACCGCCTCCTACTGGAACCTTGTCAAAGGCATTCACTTCCTTGCCTGCGACATTAAATTTGATCTGATATCGCCCTTCTACCGTAGTGCCGAAGGTATTATAAAAGCATGACTTGTGTTCACTATGAATCGCTGTCCAGCTCCCCTTCTTGATCCTCGCTGTCGGTGCAATAGCTGTTGCTGAGATCTGGCTCATCATCATCGTCTGAGGGGCATAATTTTTTTTTTCATCGTCAGACAGGTTCCATGTTTCAGTGACTGTCTTTGATATTCCGCCTTTTGTGTTGGGGGAAACATTGACGACTGGTTTTGCCATACAGTTTGTTGCTATCAATGCAACCAATGGTAACAAAGCACCGAGTTTGTATCTTTTCATTCCTTTCTCCAAAATGAGCGGCCTATTTTCCCGGCATCGTGTTACCAGTGTGCTACGCAAGGTAGGGGGACTAATAACTAGCAATAGGTATCGTCGGCCATAAACTATTTTTGATTTACTTCCTGATTTGCCATTGATTTTTTAGCAAAGAAACATGCTTCTTCGAGTTTCGTTTTAACTATACTGAATTCTCTACCTGGGCCGCACCTCTCTTGAAGCTCATCCAAGAAAGCATTAAACATGCTCTTTATTAAATTTGCTTTTGCAATCCCTTCATCATTGAGTATGTGGACTGCAAATTCACTGTGTTCCATTTTGGATCTCCTTGATTAACGAACTGAAATAGTGCCCTTTCCGGTTGTGCGTTTCTCGCCAGCCATTTGGGTGGTTGCCGAGGTTATCCCATAGTAGGTGTAAGCGCCGGGAGAGCTGAAAGCCACGTCCTCGTAAAGCTCATGTTGAACACATGTGCGCCTGTCATTTGGGATGACAATATGATCTGACATGATTACCTGATGGCCGCCCACGTCAATCGTGAATTTATAGTCTGCTTCGGTTGTGAACCATGTTTCAAAGCACACAGAATGAGTTGTGCGAGCCATGCCATGCTGACCACGATTCAAAGTGATATCTGCGGCACCTGCGTAGACATCCGCACTGGCCATCATTGTTCGATTCGATTTGATTCTTGCCTTATCAGCATCCGTTAGCATGTATGTGGTGATTCGGGTTGAAAGGACACCACCTTTAACGCCGGGGGTCATCTGAAGTTTTGGTTCTGCCGTTGCAACAGAGCAGATGGCCATTATGCCAACGCTGGCAAAAAGGGTTTTCATGAATGTTTCCTTACCTTTTGATTTCAGTTACAGAGTAGGTTGATTTGCTTACACCTCCGACAGTACCCGGAGAAACATAAAGGGTTGGATGAAATGATGGCTGCATGATTGTTTGTCCCGGCCCTTGAGGTTGGGTTTGTGGTGCTTGTTCAAGCACGCATCCAGACAGTGAAAATACTGTCAATGCCATTAAAAACTTTTTCATAATTCAAGCCTTCCTCTGTTATTACAAGATGAGCATTCTAATTTAATATCAATTTCAGTACCCTGATTGATATTAAATTAGAATGCTCATCTTGTAATAACAG